ACCGTTCAAGTCGAGCGCGATGTCTGGGTGCTGACGAGAGAACGCCTCTGACAGCGCCCGAATGGCCCGAAACTTCGTCGGGCGTTCTGAAATCGATTCCTGTTTCATGGGAGCAGTATAGCAATGATCAGCGCGTTCGCATCCGCTCTCGACGCGCTCTTCGCCGATCCGAACATCGGCCGGGACGCGGTCTACATCGCCGACGGCGGCACGCCCCGGCTGGTGCGCGTCGTGGCCCGGCGCGCGGATGCAGTCACCGACTTCGGCGACGCGCGGCTCTGGTCCGAGACCACCCGGATCGACCTGCTCGTCGCCGAGGTGGCGAATCCGCGTCCTGGCGACCGGATCGAGATCGAAGGCGAGGCCTTCCTCATTCAGGGCGAGCCTGTCCGCGACCGCGAACGGCTGGTCTGGACCGTCGATCTGAGGCCCGCGTGACCGCGATGAAGCTGACGCTCGACATCGATCCAGACATCGTCGCGATGATGGCGGCCGAGGTCGCGGCGGGCGAGCGCGCGGTGACGGCAGCTATGCGCGAGGCTGGAACCGGGCTGAAGTCGGCGTGGCGGCTGCAGATCACTGGGGCGGGGCTCGGACCCCGGCTCGCGAACTCGATCCGTAGCCAGAACTTCCCGAGGTCGGGCGAGAGCCTGGATGCGGCGGCGCTGGTCTGGTCGAAGGCTCCGGTGATCGTCGGCGCCCACGACACCGGCCCGCTGATCCGCTCCAAAGACGGCTTCTGGCTGGCGATCCCGCTGCCCGCCGCGGGCAAGTCCCTGCGCGGCGGCCGGATCACGCCTGGGGAATGGGAACGGCGACGCGGTCTGCGCCTGCGCTTCGTCTATCGCCGGATGGGCCCCAGCCTGCTGGTAGCGGAGGGACGGCTGAACACGAAGGGTCAGGCGGTAGTGTCCCGCTCGAAGACCGGGCGCGGCAAGGTCACCGCGCCGATCTTCCTTCTGGTCCCGCAGGTGAAACTGCCGAAGCGGCTGGATCTGGCGCGGGACGCGGACCGGGCTTTGGACAGCGTCCCGGGGCTGATCGTGGCGAATTGGGTAGATGATCGTATTTGAGCTATTCGACGGGCAACGAGAGAACTACAACACGTAGCCAGACGACAGCGAGGAGGATCCCAATGCGGATCGCGTGTCTTGGATGGGGTTCGTTAGTCTGGGATCCGCGTGAATTGCCGATTAGAGGTTCTTGGTTCGAGGACGGACCACTGGTCTGTGTTGAGTTCGCGCGCCAGTCACAGGATGGACGCATAACGTTGGTCCTTACCGACCGCGGTACGCTTGTTCGCTCTCTATGGGCATTAATGGATTGTGCGGAAATTGACGACGCTCGGGAAGCGCTTCGTGCTCGTGAAGGTGTGCCGAAGAAGAGAACCGAGTTTATCGGATGCCTAGAACGCGGTGGCGATGCTCCAGCACACTTGGCAGGCTGCGCGGAATGGTTGGAGAGTAAGCAACTGGATGCAGTTGTCTGGACTGCGCTTCCACCCAAGTTCGGCGAGATCGAAGAATTTCCGACCGAGCCTCAAGTCATAGGCTATCTCGCAGGATTGCGAGGAGCGGCCCGAGATACTGCAGAACAATACATACGCCGAACTCCAATTCAAATCGATACCAACTATCGACGTGCGATAGAGGCAAATCTGGGCTGGGCATCGGTGTCATAGGACCGATTGGTCGCCCTATTGCAGGCAACCCCGGTAAGTGACCTCACCATGCCCACCCCTCGCGAAACCATCCTCGCCGCGCTGCACGCGCGGCTTTCGGCGCTGCCCGCCACCGCCCTCCGCGGCGACGTGCTGCCCGAGCGCGTCCCGGCCGAGGGGCTGCTGATCCTGCGTGACGGCGAGCCGGGGGAGCCGGAGGTCACGCTGTCGCCGCTGCGCTACCACTACCAGCACCGCGCCGAGATCGAGGTGGTCGTGCAGGGAGCCGACCGTGACGCAGTGTTCGACACGCTGACCGCCAGCATTGGCACTGCGCTCGCCGCCGACCGAACACTGGGCGGATTGTGCGACTGGGTCGAGGCGGAGGCGCCGCGCCCGGTCGATCTGCCAGTCGAGGGCGCGGCCAGCCTGAAGGCCGCCGTGATCCCGGCGGTGCTGCACTATTCCATGGCCGACCCGCTCGGCTGATCCCGACAACCCGAGGAGAACACCATGGCACGAGCCCAGGGGGCGCGGGCGCTGATGGCGCTTGCGTTCGAGACGACCTATGGAACGCGAGCTTCTCGGCTACGGCCGCGATCCGCTGGCGCCGATCAAGGACGCGGTGACGGCCGATGGCGATGTCGTCGTACCGCTCGACGCAGAGGCCTTGGGCTTCTGGCTGAAGGCGGCATTCGGCGCGCCGACGACCACGGGTGTGGAAGCACCGTACAGCCACGAGTTCCAGTCCGGGTCCTGGACGCTGCCCTCGATGTCGATCGAGACCGGCATGCCAGAGGTGCCGCGCTATGCGATGTATTCCGGCTGCGTGCTCGATCAGATCACCTGGCAGATGCAGCGCTCGGGCCTGCTGACCGCCACGGCGCGGCTTGTGGCGCAGGGCGAGACGGTCGGGACCACGACCAGCGCCGGAACACCGGCCGCGCTGGAGCTGAAGCGCTTCGGGCACTTCAACGGGTCGATCACGCGGAACGGGACGGCGCTCGGCAATGTGGTCTCGGCCGAGATCACCTACGCGAACAACCTCGACCGGATCGAGACGATCCGCTCGGACGGCCGCATCGACGGGGCCGACCCGTCCATCGCGGCGCTTACCGGCCGGATCGAGGTGCGGTTCGCCGACCAGACGCTGGTGACGCAGGCGATCAACGGCGAGGCCTGCGAGATGGAATTCGCCTACGTCCTGCCCACGGGCGAGAGCTTCACCTTCACCGTGCACGCCGTCTACCTGCCACGCCCGCGGATCGAGATCTCCGGGCCGCAGGGCGTGCAGGCGACCTTCGACTGGCAGGCCGCCCGCGACAGCGTCGTCGGCCGGATGTGCACCGCCACCCTTGTGAACGATGTGGAGACGTATTGATGCTGACGCTCGACCTGACCAACGCTCCGCGCTGGCATGACCTCGCCCCCGGCTTGCGGGTGCAGCTGCGCCCGCTGACCACGGCGCTGATGGTGGCGACCCGGAGCGACCCGGCCGTCGAAACGGTGCCCGAGGAGGCCTCTGACGAGGAACGTGCCGTCGCCTTCGCCAAGGCGCTGGCGCGGCGGGCCGTGCTCGCCTGGGAGGGCATCGGCGATTCGGACGGCAACCCCATCGACCCGACCCCCGACGCCATCGACGCGCTGCTCGACATCTGGCCGATCTTCGAGGCCTTCCAGCTGACCTACGTCTCGAAGGGCCTGCTGCTGGAACAGGAAAAAAACGCCTCCGCGCCCTCGCCGAATGGTCCTTCGGCGGGGGCGAGCGCTACTGCGAAGCCTGCGCGAAAGCCTGCCCGGATTGCCCGGCGCGGCTGAACCGTCCGGAAACACCGGAGGGTTGGCAGGTCTTGGACCTCGTCGGCCGTCTCGGCGGCCAGCTCCGTGTCCTGCCGGGAGCGGTGATCGGCTGGGACATGTCGGCAGCGCTCGCCCTCGGTGACGCCCTCGGCGTGCCGCCGCTCGCCATGGCCGAACTGCTGCCGGTCATCGAAGCGGTGATGGTCGCCAAGCTCAACGAACAGATGGATCACTCCCATGGCTGAGAAGAGGGTCAGCGTCCGCCTCGCGGCCGTGGGCGGGCGGCAGGTGCGCGCCGAACTGGAAGGCGTGGGCGAAGCCGGGTCGCGCGGCTTCGGACGGCTCAGCCGCGAGATGGAGGCGGCGAACGCCCGGCTCGCGGCCTTCTCGCGCAGGGCCCGCGTCGCACTTTCGGCCGCTGCGGCGGGCGTCACCACGGCGTTTGCGGCCATGACCCGCGCCACGATCCAAGTGGCCAACCAGACGCAGCAGTTTGCGCAGGTCGCCAACACCGCCCCGGAGGCGTTTCAGCGCTGGGCCGGCGCCTCCCGCACCGTGGGCATCGAGCAGGAGAAGCTCGCCGACATCCTGAAGGACGTGAACGATCGCGTCGGCGACTTCCTGAGCACGGGCGGCGGCCCGATGGCCGACTTCTTCGAGCGGGTGGCACCCCGGGTCGGCGTCACCGCCGATCAGTTCGCGCGTCTGTCCGGGCCCGAGGCGCTGCAGCTCTACGTGGACACGCTGGAGCGCGCGGGCCTCAGCCAGCAGGAGATGACCTTCTATCTCGAGGCCATGGCCTCCGACGCCACCCGGCTGCTGCCGCTTCTCAGGAATGGCGGGGCCGAGATGGAACGGCTCGGCAACCAGGCCTCCGACCTCGGCGCGGTGCTGGACGCCAGCGCCATCCAGGCGC